ATTATAAACTTGCAGAAATCTCGTTGGTGGATCACCCTGCGAATTATGATGCGATGCTACAGCTTAGTTTAGACGAAGCTACTAGAACCAGGGCACGTCGGGAAGGTATTTTTCCTGTTTTGCGTGATCTTGGTAAAAATTACGAAGGAGAAGCTATGAAAGAACAAGAAGATATTGTTCAGGAACAAGTAAAAGAGCTTCCGGAAGAGCCTGTACAAGATGCGCCCGTGGATGATCTGGAAGAAAAGGTTGTCCAGGTGGTAGAACCGACCAAGGAGGAGGAAGTTGAAGAAAAGCAGCTACCTTCAGAAGATGTGGTGGTGGAAGAGCAACCTGTACAGGTTGAATCGGCAGCGCTCGAATTGCAAATTGGTGAACGTTTATCCACTTTGGAGAAAACGGTAAACACTTTAGCCGAAAAACTGATTGCAGTTCTTGAGAAGGTTTCTGTAAAGGAACCTGCACCTTCAGTAGACCCGGAAATTGTCAAAGCTTTAGAAGCAGAGAACGCCGAGTTGAAAGAGAAGGTTGGCGAATTATCAAAAGCAGTGGATCGTGAAGGATTGGTAAAGGCTGAAGAAATGCCTGCCCCGACTGAAGAAGTTGTTGCAGAAGAGCCGAAACCGGCAAGCCTCCGGGATGCTGTCAAACTATTTGTTCAAACTCGAAAATGAGGTATGACGATGAATCTATTCAATCAACAGTTACGTAAAGCACTCACCACGACCGGCGACGGTGCTGCCCTCCTGCCTTATGATATTGAGCCGATGCTGAACGAAGAGCTTTTCAAGCTTCAGCCGCTGGCCCAATTGATCCCTGTCGTGCAGGCTCGTGGCAAGACCCACGAATTCAATGTTCGCTCCAGCCACCCCCTGGGTTGGTTTGAAGGCGAAACTACTCCGGCAAACGCCAAGAACAGCGTCTACCAGCGCAAATCGACCCAACTGAAGATTCAGCGTATTTGGGGATCGGTGACCGGCTTCGCTCAGACCATGGATGAAGCTTTTGCTGACGCCCTGGCGACCGAGTTGGAAGGCTCGCTTGAAGGTATGGCGAACGTCCTGGAATACAGCGTTATGTATGGCTGTTCAAGCGACATCGGTTTTACTGGTGACGCCTACCAGTATAATGGCGCTCTTCCTTTCACGGCCAAGTATGCCCCGAACAACATCATCGACGCTGGCGGCAACAAGATCGCCCTGGATGACCTGGACTCAGCGATTGCTGCAATGGGCGATTATCGCCAGTCACGCAACGATCCCAAGTTTTGGGTGATGGGAATGCGCATGCGCCAGATCGTGGATGGCCTGCAAACCCGTGTGCAGATGCCTCTGACTTCATCCGAGTTGAATGAAGGCAAGCTGGTCATGCGCAACTACGACGGTGCCCCGATCTACGAATCCGATTACGTCGTGCCTGCTTCGTCAAGCACTTCGCCTGCTGTGACTGCCACCCTGGGCGACAACGCTGAAGGCTCTTTGGCGGCTGGTACTTATACCTATAAGATGTCAAGCGTTACGGTCAGCGGCGAACAGGTTGCTGGTACGGCTTCGTCCGGCGTTACTGCGGATGCCACCCACCTGCACGTACACCTCACCTGGACTGCGGATGCCAATGCGGTTCTGTACATGATCTGGCGGCAGTTAGCATCTGGCGGTTACTTCCTCCTGGACATCATCCCGGCGCTGACTTACGATGCGGCTGGCACTGTGAACGGTGTCGTGGAAGCTTATACCGATGTTGGCACCAAGACGCCGATCACCAAGATGAAACCGCTGGCTACTGGCGAGCAGCAAATCTTCCTGTTCAATCGCAACCCGGAGCGTGGTATGGTCTTCCTGGGTAAGGTTGACGACATGGGTCGCCCGATTGATCGCCTGTTCTCGTATGTCGAATTGGCACGTGTCAAGGACACCTACGATTATATGCTGAAGGGTTACCTGGGTGCCCGGATTAAATATCCGAACACAGCGGTCGCTGTGGTGCGCCACGCCACCTTAGCCTAATCCAGGCTGAATGTATGCTAGAG